CCGCGCCCCACGGTTCAGGTAATCCAAAAAATAAGTTGGGGCCATCTGTCAAAGATCCTATTGTACCGGATCCTTCGGTAGAGGACGACGCGTAAACGCACGTAATAACCGCTGTGGCGTCATCTAGCTGAACATGGATAAAGTTACCGGCCATTAATGTATACGGCCCTGAGCTGCCAGACCATGAGCCTGGGTAGCTTGTATCAATACGCCATACGAGTACATTATGTGCCGCCATTATCCTGTTTGTTGACTTCTGCTTTCCTGTTGTTTTACCGCCGCGACTAATACGTTGTTCCTGAGTATAAACTCAGCGTCGAAAGTTATCTGCTGAGCGCTTGATTCTATGGATGTACGGCGGACGTTTTCGGCGCCTGATGTCGAACTTATCCCGCCACCACCTACCGATCCGCCGCCTGAAGCCCCTATTTTTGAGAACATCGCCGCAATTACGCCTGTGGTAACACCGGCCAGAACGGCCCCAATAATAGGGTTTTTGGCAGTTTTGAATGATCCTGAAATGCCAGCCGCTAAAGCCTGCTGCAAAAACATTAACACTATTTTTTTTGTTAACGCTTTCATAGACTCAGCAAAAGTTTTTTCTCCTGATATAGCATCCCCAAAAGCATCACCTATAGCCATTCCAAATTGCATAGCGGCGGCCGATTGCCTTTCCTGCTCTTCCTGCTGCATCTGGCCAGCTAAACGCATCTGGTCATACGACTGAACGCCAGCGGCGCCAGCCGCAACTGTTGCGTCTGTGACTGTTTTAAGAGCCTCCATGTAGGCTTTTATATTCGGGGCTGGTAATGTTGTTGGAAACGCGTTCTCTATTCCTCCTGTTGGGTCAAATTCAACGTTTGTCTCGACCCCTAATGTGGCATTCTGTAATTGCTTTTGCCCGAAATCAGTAAGTGTACGCGATGCGTTCAATAAATCGATCTTCTGTTTTAGTAAGTCAATCTGATCATTGAATTTTGTTATTTCATCAACCGAAAAAGATTTGCGCCTTTGCTCTTCAAGTAATTTTAATTTCTTTTCAAGTTCTGGTATCAATCCAAGGGCGGTTACTTTTGCTTTATTCGCCGCTTCTTCAGCCTCGGTGGATTTTATTTCTGCGGCGGTATAATCCTTTATCGCCTGGATCTGTGCCTCAATTACTAACGCCTTGTTATTCAGCGTTTCGATGGTTTTTTCGTTCGCTTCGAAGTTTGCAAAAAGCGGTTTAGCCTGATCAACAATAGCCTCTTTTTCAGCCTCCAACGATGCAATCAATTTTATAGCCGCTGCGTCGAGATCGCCGGTTGAAGCCTCCAGTTCTTTCAGGTTTTTTATAATCTCAGCCTGGCCGCCAGATTGTAATTCAGCTTGCAGCTGCCGGTTTGTTTTGATTAACCCGGTTACTTTCTGTATTATCTGGCTTAATAGAGCGATGGCTCCTGACAGGACCCCGCTGTTGCCGTCACCAATAGTTTTGAGTAAAATATCCCATGAGTCGCCAAGGTTTGATATCTGGCCGCCAAGAGTCTTAGAAATAGCCTCCATTGACCCTGAAACGCCCTCAGCGTCACCGAGCGACAAAATATATTCACGGATCGCAGCTGATGTGAATTTTGTTTGAGTCTCAACCCCCTTAAAAGTAAATTTTACCTGGTCGCCTTGCTTCTGAGCCCGGATGCCAAACTCTTTTAATCTCTCAAACTCTCCGGTCTGGGCGTCAATAATGGCTTCGGTAAGCTGATCAAACCCTTTTCCGGTAGATGCTGACAAATCACCGAGTTTTCGGAGCTCTTCTGTAGTTGGTTTGAATCCCTGGTTTGCGAGTTTTACAAAAGATGACGTTAGTTCCTGAACTGAAAATGGCGTAGATGCAGCAAATTTTTCAATATCACGCAACGCAATCTGTGCTGCGGAATCGCTACCTAATGTGTTTTTTAAAACGGCTTCGAACTTTTGAAATTGCGAAGTTACGTCTATAATTTCCCGACCAATTAAACCCAACCCCAACGTCGCTGCCGCTCCCTTCAGTAAATTTAATGTGCCGGTAACGCCTTTGGCCGTTCCATCCAGACTCTTTAAAAGCCCTTGAGATTGAGCAACGCCCCTCGCTAGATCCGTGGTCTTCGCGGAAAGCTCAACGGCCATCTTTGCAAGTATCGTTTCAGCCACGTTTTTTCCTCCTTTTTACTTTTTCGGCTAATTCAGTAATCGCCTGTATTTTTTCTTCCCTGGTGGGTTCTTTACTCACCCTGGCTTCATCAAATGAAAACTTCCAAAGTTCCTCCGGGGTAATGGCGGCCTGGGTCCCGCGATTCCAGTTATAATACTGCGTCATCGCCAGGCGGACAATGCCTTTAACGAAGTCGTGATCGTTTTTACGCTTATCTTCGATCTCGTTAATCCGCCCAACCCATAAACCCCAATCGTACCAGGTGCATAAATAAAATTCATGCAACGGCATCCCTAGTTTTTGCCGAGCAATTGCCGCTAGGTCGTCGATTGTAAAATCTTCTCCCCCACCTGTTGTGGGGGTTCTGGGTTTTTTGGTACATGCATCGTTAGGCCTTCCCCCATCTTTTGCAGCGCCAGCACGATACCGCCCATTTCATCGATCATACCGCAGGCCCTTTCGTTTGTTATCTTTGGTTCGTCCGATTTCGTGAACTTCAAAAATTCATTGTGAGCCTCTTCGATCAGCACAGCCAGCGTATCGGCGTCGATATCGCCGTCATCAACGCCAAGTTTTTGAAGCATGGATACAATCCCCTTGCAGCCAGACCTGATTTGAGTCTGTTTTATTACCCACGTCGAGAACCGGAAACCTAAATTTGCTTCTGGTGTCTCAACGATTATGTTTAACTCCCGGTCAGTCATTAGCAGTTAAACAGTAAAATTGGTCCGCTTGGTGCAACTTCGATAGTCCAAGTTGACGTTTCGTTTAATGGAGCATCCTGGGTAAAACTTCCAACGAAACCGTCTCCCTGCCAGTATGGATCGTCAGGATTTGCCATCGTTTTGAAAATCCACGTCACGATCTCGCGAGTCTTCGCCAGCACGGCCACAGCACTGTAATTTGACGCTGTGTCATACTTGGTAAGTCCCCCGAGTGACATTGACCAGGTTTGTTTTGCTGCCTCGTTTGTCTCAGCCCCGTCATCATCCTTACAGGTTGTTTCCCTGGTCTCATTGGTGACGGTTAGCGTTGCGCTTGTACTGCATGTAACGGTTGTTCCGTCTGCCGAAATACCGATTGCAGTACCATTTATCTTGCCTACTGTTTTAGCCATTGTGTAAATCTTTAAGGTTGAATTTCATTTTGTGTTCTTTCAAAGTTATCGGCCTCCATGGCCCTGAGTATTCTTTTGCCAGTTTCTTTTCAATCAGTTCGTCAGCCAGCCATTTATCAAAATCTCCAATACTGCCGACGAAGTATTTTGAGGCCCTTCTTTTGTATGCCCTGATAAAAATTACCCTCATTTAGCGACGCATTCATAAATCCCGCGTTTGCAATACATCCCCGCCTCCTCGCCTTGTGCATTTAGCCACAAATCCTCACGCGTGATCATGTAAATCTGATCGAACGTTGCCCCGGCGTCTGTACTGAATCCGTTTCCGGTATCCAGCGCCGACCTGCAAGCGCTTTGCACAAGCTCCGTCTCCCGGAAACTCCTGGAGAACGCTAACACCTCATACCGTGGCTTATCCATATCCGGCGCGCATCCCTTAGCCACACTAGACGTCAAAGAAATCTCCCGAACAACTACGTAAGGAAAATCCTCATTATCAGGAGGGGCTATTGTTGGATATACCCGGATGTGATCGCCTGACACCTGGTCAAGTATCGCAATCACCCCGGCGTTCTCAATCAATATTTCAATTATGCCGGATGTCATACGTACTTTTTCAATGTTCGCGTAACAACTTTCGCCGCGCTGTCCGCCAATCCTTGCTCCAATTGGCCCTTCGTCTTATTTACTGACCGCTCAGCAAACGGATTTTTAGGCATTACCCCGCGATCCGCTCCATTTTTTGTCTGCCTTTGCTTCGTTCCAAACTCAACCAAATGACCCGCAAATCCTTTCTTTCCGCCTTTCCTGCGAGGCCCAACCCAGACCGTACCTAGACGCTCCTTTCTAAGCCTAACCGCGCCGATAGAGTCAACCAAATTACCGGTAGGTCCTTCAGGCGCCTCAAGTTTCTCCCTGTTAACCAGGATCTTTGCGCGATCATAATTTATGTCACTCCATACCTTATCATTTAAGGCTTTTGGAAGTGCACTGAGCGCGTTTTGAACCTCTTTTAAACCGATTATCATGTGTATTTACCGCCGCTTATAGCGATGATCTTTAAATACTGTTTCCTACCAATTTCCAGCGGTGGGCGCATGTCAAACTTTTCACCGTTATAGATTATACGATTCTCTGAAGAAAGATCTTCTCTGTACCGGATAATAAAGGTTGACGTCTTCAACCCGTTTAACTGTTCAGCCTGTATTGCCTCTGATCCGTTTACCTCGTCCACGCTTGCGTAAACTGTTGGGTTTACGCTAATATTCTCCCAACCGGTTATTTTTTTTTGGTTCGACGCATCAACAGAAAAAACTTTCTGCTGAAACGTTATCCGTCTGTCAAGCGATCCAACGTTATACTTCGACTGTAGCATTTACCAGGCTTTTTATGGCTTCCGATTCCTCTGCACTCAAATCCTTTATTGCTTCCTCAAGATTCCACTGAACTCCGAACTCAGGATTATAAGGCCAGATATTCACATCACTTTTGATGTCAATTCCTAACGGGAAATCTGTTTGAATCTGCTTAGCTCGGAATCCATTAATCTGGATTTTGAACCAGGATTCCTTATCAAGCCCTCGGTTCTGTTTATCGCCCCACAAATCCCCAACTTTCTCAATAGCCTTTCTGCTGATCACCCGGCCCATTCCGATAACGCGGCCGTTACTTGTCATTAGATCGGTTCAAATCGGTCGTACAAACTCGGCATCGTGCCGTCAAACTTTATTTCTGCGTATGCGTCTGATCCGTTATCCTTAACAAAATACTCCGTACTGGCAAGGGTTTGCAGTGCATTGCTTGAGTCGTAATACTTCACTACCAAAGAAGTTATGTCGATAGGGTGCACATCCATGCGCAGAACGGTAGGAAAATATTCAATGAACGTCCGGTAAATTTTACGCAAGATCACACGCCCGGTATACATCTCAGCTTGTTTAGCCGCCGCGAATAGATTTGTAGACATCGTGTTGTCCTCTGATGTGTCAGATGGATTCCACTTCATCCACTCTTTGAATCCCTGTAAACTCAGAGCATAATCTAACTGCTCATGAATCCTGGAGACCGTCTCTAGTTCGCGCTTGTTGGAGAGCGTTACTTGCATCTTGATCGATTGCTTTTTCTTTTACTTTAATCGCAATTCCTTTCGATATAAGGTCACGGGCTACGTCATCCGGGACAATCCTTATGCCCTTCTCCAGCCCGTGACCATCTTCTAAAACCCTGATCGTCACTTTGCCCGGTAAACGTATGCGCGGAATGATGCCGACATCGTACCGGTGCCAGTCCAGCTCACCCGGTAATAGGGAAAGTAAGAGCTTGAAAGCCTGTAGTGATAGGTATTTGATGCATCTGTAGCCGTAATGGTTGCTAGTGCGGTTTGAGTGTCTACCGTATTC